GTGATGGTAATGCTGCCAGATGCCAACGATTGGCCCGCCAACGATGACGCCACGGTAAGCTTTATGACGTCAATCACAGATGATATAACAACTAACGATGTTTGTGTCATCGTATGCGATGAACCTCCCGAAGATGCCATACGCGTTGACTGCACAAAGGTTCCGTTTAACTGAATGCCCATCAATCGATTGCCCGTTGTGCCTGATGTGAAGTTGCCGAATCCATTGACCAAATACAAGCCGGTACGTCGTACGGTGATTTCGCCCGTCGTGGTGTTGGTGCTAAAGATATTGTCTGACGTCGTACTCGGTGAAGAGTATCCGGCAACATCGTAGTTGGTATTGGCTGCGGTGATTGTCGCCGTTCCGCCGCTCATCGTTGCGTATGCTTGATATGGCAACTGAGACGTCGTGCCATACATTGCGTATGATTGCACGATGCCCGATGCAGCGATGACGGCACCAGCCACTTGGACGGTGCCAAGTTGTACATAGACTCGACCGGTAAGTTGTGCGTTCGTAGCGACTGCGAGTCGCACGCTGTACGTTCCAACGGTCGTACCTGCGACGCTCCGAGACACCGTCAACGGTCCCGACGTGCTGTTCACGAAGATAACGACGTTGTAGGTGGCGTTTGCCAATGTCGATATGTTGATTGCTGACGATGAAGTGTTCTCGTAGAAATAACCGCCGACGACCGCCGCGCCGTCTTGGATCGTCAACGTCGCAGTACCGACACCGCTCATTGCAAAGTCGTTGCCGACCTGAAGCACACCGTCGCTGAGCGTCTTTGTTTCCATGGCGATCATGCGCGCGGTATCGTAGCCTGCACCAACGTTGCCATCGCCAAACGATGCGCCTGTGCCTGTTGCAAACCCAATAGATTGCTCTGCCATTGCTTAGACTCCTATAAAACGCGGTATCCAATTGATTGACACACTCGAGCCGCCATCTGTGCCCGTAGCCGATACGCTAATAGTGTTGTTCCCTTCAAAAACATACGGCGCAGGATACAAAGCCCAGTTAATTAAATCGCTGTTGATGTCGAGCCATGCAAAGCGATTGACGCCGTCCTGATCGATGACCGTCTTTGCGCCGTACTTTAGGTCAATACTTACGAATGTTGATGCGGGTATTGTCGTGTCAAAACTAATCACGTGGCCAAGCGCGTCAGTGATGGTTAAGTCGGTCAACGGGCCAACGGCAGTCAATACTGGATAACAAATCCATGTCCCTTCATACAAAATATTGGTGATACCACCAATTCCTGCGGAGCCGTATGGCACTTCGTACGGTTTCGGGTATGGCGTTGGTGTACCAAGGATAGGACTTGTCAGCGTTGCTTCGTATGCGTACTCGTCGTACCATGTAGGGTTATCTGCGCGTAATTGGATGACCGCGCGTATGTTGAAGTCTTTACTGTCGGTGTCCATTGTGAGACCACCAAGAACTTTAACGTCAATGTAGCGTGTTACTTCAGTTCCGCCATTGCTAAAATACACTTCAAGCCGTCCAACGTCGTTGCCGGGCTTGAAAATATCGAGCAATTTGTTGCGGTACGTAAAATGGTCATCTATTGACGACGTAGGCACAACAATGGGCAATGAAATAATGCGTGGGTCTAGACGAAAATCAATATCACTGTCGCCATCTTGGAACGGGCCGCGTTGCGTGATGCGATGCAATGGAGACATGCCAAAGTTTACCGTACCTGTGAGGTAAACAGGTAAACCAAAAAATAAACCTTGAAATGGTACAGTATTGAATCCTTCAGGGTCGTTAAATGTATACGTGTAACTACGAAAGAACTTTACTTGCATTACGCATCCCCCATCGTCATCATCCAAGCGCGTGCGTCGTTAATCAGCGAAGACTCGCTTTGTGTGTTTGCGTACGATGCGCTGAAAGTAAAGTTGTTCACCGTCTGCGCCGCCGACATTGCCGCCTGCTCGGATGCTCCAATCACCTCGGGTATGCCGTCTTTGATACCGCCTGCAATACCTTTGGACACGTTGATGCCGACCATGTCGTGCATCAGTTTCGACGGTGACGAAATGCCGAAGAAGTCTTTGATTGCTTGGTACGCTTCCTTTGCTGCGGTCATCGCCGCATCTTTCAGTAGCGTTGCGCCGCTTGTGATACCGTCAGCAATGCCTTGCATCAAGCTTGTGCCAAGTTTCAAAGCCTCAGGCTTGATGGTGTCAAAGAACGTCAGCAGGTTTTTGTCGAGCGTCTTAAAGAACTCCCAGAGGTCTTCAAGCGCAGTGCCGACGGTTGTCTTCATCGTCTCAAAGGCTCCGGAGAAATCGCCCTTGACGACCTGAGACAATGCGGTAAGAATCCCGGTTACCGCTCCCATTACGATGGTTGCCAAAGAATAGAACGTATCGAGCACCGTCTTGATGTATGGCCATGCGATGGTGAATGCGTCACTGAGATATTGCCATGCGATGGCCGACAAATTAAACGCCAATACGACCACGTCCATAATCAACGTAGCCAACGCAGTGAATGCGGTTTGCAACGTTGCTAAATATCCCTGCACCGCTGGGCTGCCAAGATACTCAGCAATCGCAGTGCCTGCCGAGACAATCGCAGGAACAACGACGCCGACCCAGTTCATGAACGCATCGGTTAACGGTTGCAAGAACGTGCCGACCGTCGCTAATCCTTGGCTCAATTGCTCGAGGATACCCGGCACCGCTGCGATGGCGTTGCGGATCGTATCAAAGACGCCCGACGTGGTGCCGGTTTCTTGCATCGAAGTAATCCACCCAGACAGCGATTCAACAACGTCCGCAATGATGGGCACCACCGTATCCGCCATGAACGTGCCGAATTCCATCAAGATGGGCATCAGTGCAGCGCCGAGCGTCTCTTGTACGTCTGCCATTTTCTCTTGCAGTACGATTTGTTGCCCTGCGTAGGTGTCGACCGCCGCCGCCGCGCTTCCACCGAATTGGGTATTCAGTTCAGCCATCATGACTTCTTGGGCACCTGCAACGTTGCCCGCCTCGACCATGGCCTTAATCATGGCTTCTTGTTCTTCAGTGAACTGCACGCCGCTTCGGCTCAGCGCTGCCAAGCCTGCAACGGGGTCGTTCAACGCCTTACCGACTTGCATTGCTGCGCTATCCAAATCCATCCCGAGCGCTTGCGACATATCGAGGATGGATTGCGTCGCACTGCCGAAGTTCTGCCCTTTGATGTTGGTGAACGTCGCAAGCACGTTAGTGGCGCCAAGGATAGCATCGTCAGAGAACAACGACTCGCCAGCGCTGGCGCTCATCGAGGACGCCATCTCTGCAATGTCTTCCGCAGCCAATCCCGCCGCCTCGCCCGTTGATGCTACCACCGCCTTGGTCTGAGCGAATACGGAATCAAACTCCGCGGCTCCCTTGATGCCATCGCTGACAAAGTCGGTGACCGCACCGAGCGCTTGTTTGCCTAAATCCATAGCAATACCGGCAATGCCTTGGCCAATGCCTTGGAGCACGCCGGTCATCATGGTGCCCATGCCGGAAAACGAAGAGCTCGCTTTGCCGCTCTTTGTGACCACATCGTCAAGCCCGTCGTTGACGGCCTTGGTTGCTTTGCTTGCGTCGTCTTCGCTCTTAAAGCGAATCAGTACCGTCTCTTCGGCCATTACTTCTTATTCCTTCGCGTGCGTACCGTGCGCTCTACGGCAATCATGGTTAGGTCTTCTTGGATAGTCCGCCAAGGTACCGCCTCAAGCTCCGTCGGGGTGCAGTGGTACACGTCACGACACATAATCAGCCGTATGTATTCCATTGGCGCTTCTTCGCCCACCCAAAGGTGGGCACTAAGCGCCTTCTTTAGTTTCCCATTGATGGCGAGAGTGAACCGAGCACGGCTTTGACAATCTTTGGAAAGTGCTTCGCCGGGATATCCTCGAATTCGCCTTCGCTGACTTCTACGCACTTGCGCAGGATGGACACGGTAACGCTCAGGTCGTCTTTGCCGGCCTGTAGTTTGATAAGATCGCCGATGGTCAACTTCGAATCGTCAACGGTGTACTCAATAGACATGTGGGGTGTCTCCTTTGTAAAAATTGTGTGGGGCTAAATGTTGGCACGCGGTCACGCCCCACCATGACCGCACGCCCGAACTATGCGACGTCGGTGTATGTGATTGCCGGACACCGTACCGTGAAGGAAACCATGAGCGCATCGGCTGAGGATGCGTCAACGGCTGGGTAATCGATGGATGTGATGTAGCCCGTGGCTGCGGTCTCGATGCTGTTGGCTCCGGAGGCTGCGCCACGTGGAAGCCACTTGATTTGCACTGCGCTCTTCGCTGCGAAGGCACCCTGCGCAACCATGAACGGCTCTGTGGTAATGGTCTCGGTGTACAAGATGTTGACGGTGACGTCGACTGGCTCGTACTTGCCCAAGAGAATGATGGCTCCGGCACCGTCCAAGGTGTAGGTGTCGGAGTTCATCACTGTAGCGGTTGCAGCGTCGACGCTCTGCGTGGCTCCGCTGATATCGACGTACGACCCAGCGCCGACTTTGATGCTTACCGTTGAAGCAACGCCGTTGACTGCGGCTGTGGTTTGTGGCATGGTCTAGTCTCCTATTGGTTAATCTCACGGAATACAAGGGTCGCCACGACGGCGTCATAGTTACGGCCCGAAGCCGCTGGGAACTCCAAGACCTGCGCACGACACCGAAGGTCAACAACTGCCCACGATGGCGCCGTCAATGTTTTGACTGCGTCGTGATACGCAGCCAAGTACGATTCAACGTTTGGCGCAACGTCGGACAAACCAAGTCCCATCCCCGCTGAGCGGAGTAGTGCAAGGTCAGTGATTGTCCACTCCGCCATCATCACGTGTCCAGAGCCGCCGAGCGTCTTGGTTTGCACCCGTGCGGAACTCATGCCGATGGCGCTGATGATACGCATGGGAATGTCCGCAATTTCTGCGGAGTCTTTCAGCGATGACCCGCGGTATACCGTGGTCACACCGCTGACCGTCATTGCCTCGACCGCGTCAAGGATGCTGTCGAGTTGTGACATTACGAGTGCCTCACGTATTTCTTGATGATGGTTGATACATCGGTCGGAAACCGTGCCGGAGCCATGAGCACGCCGTCTGCGCTGATGATGTTGCGGTCTGTATCCGGGCCGCCTTCGCGTCTTCGGTACAGATATGCCCCGAGCATCAACGTGGCGCTTACGATGTCCGCTGGTGGCGTTGTAGAGTATGCGAAGCGACCGACGACCGAGATGGAGTATTCCGGCGTACCGGTAAATGTCCACTCAATGTTTGCGCTGTCTTTGAGTCGGATTGCGTACCATGGCTTGACGTTGATATCGATGGTCACGACGTTTGACAATGCAATTGCGGTGCCGTTGCCGTTGGTTATCGACGTGATGGCGCACAGGTCAGCACCGAGCCACAAGGTGCGCCCGTCGTCCTCGAGATCGCCCAACACTTCGCGACGGTACAACGGTGTGTAATACCGCGTCGTGTCTGCGGCCGCTTCGAAGACTCGGTGCGTCTGTCGCTCTATTTCGGTCTGCGCACGGGTCACCGCATTGCCAAGTTGTGTGTCGTCCGTCGTTGCGGTTGCGCCGATGTACGCACGCAAATCCGCTGCGGTTGCGTATGGCATTTAGACTACCTTCGTGGTGCGCTTCGGCTTCTCGACTGGCTCTGATTCCACTGCGACGGCTGAGCCTTCGTCAATGAGAATCTTTGCATCAACGTCGCTGACTTCGATGATATCCCCGGCTTGGTACGTGGTGCAGGCCTTGGTGGCTGCGTCACGGAATACGATGCCGGATAACATTTGTACTTTCATGTGGGGTCTCCGTTTGGTAGGGAGGTGTCAAGGAATCCTTGACACCTCCCTGATTGACTAAGCGTGGACGCCGACTGCGAAGGCTTCGATTTGGGTCACGTCGCCACCGTAGCGCCATGAAGCGACGATGTAGGTCAAGCCCTTGCGCACGTCGCGCCATCGCTCGATCTGGACACCGCTTGCGCGCTCTACGAATGCGTAGAACGAGTAGTTACCGAAGATAATCGACTTGTTGGTCGTGGCAATCGCTGGGATTTGCGCAGACAACATTACCGGCCAACCTTCGACGGTGCGCTGACCGTTCACGGTGTCCGTGATGCGGTTGTAGTTGGTCAGGTCGAGGGTCTTCAATGCGCCCCAAGTGGAGTTCTGCATGATGAAGCCAGTCTCGCCGTTGGTCAGGTATTCGCCTGCAACGTCGGTGCTAAGCCCGACAATCTGCGCGTTGGTGATTGCCGTTGCGCTGAATGCGAAGGTGTTCGTTACCCGGGTAAGCAAACCGTACGGCTGCGAAGAACCGGAACCGTTGACGATGTAGTTGTTGGCGCTGACTGCCATCGCTCGTGCGATTTCGTTCTGCAGGAACTCTTCGAGGTTCGACGACGTGTCGGCCATCAACTCATCCGACAAAGCGAACTCAAGAGTGTCTTTGTAGAGTTGGATGGTCTTGGAGTTGGCGAGGTTTGGCTCGCTGGCTGTTGCGGTCACGCCTTCGGCAACAATCCCCGGGGTTGCCTTGGTGCTCTGCGCAGGCATAATGTGCTTCCAAGATTCCGTGGTGACACGAGTGAAACCAATTTGACCCAAGAACGAGAGTTCGTCACGGCGTGCCGTGATGGTGCGGTTGATGGTCGTTGGAACGGTGAAACCGCCGTCGTTGTTTGTTGCTTCGGTCAGTGTCTTCGTTGCTGACTTCTTCGCGTTGTGCAGGGTGTTCATCACCGATGCATCGTCGCTGCCACGCATGAACGACTTGTACGCCTGATGGTACTCGTTGGTGTCAAATGGGCTCACTGATTCGACCGCAGCTGGTGCGGCCTTCATTGCTGGTGCGCTGTGGATCGTGCCGCCTGCTACGGGTTCGCCTGCGAGCTCGCTGATTGCAGCCTTGACTGCGTCCTTGATGTTTTCCATGGTGTTGTGTGTGTCCTCTGTAGATACTGCGGTTTTGATATCGTCATGACCGGTGTTCGCTGCCGCAGTGCGCACAGTGGTTCCCTTGGTCGAGACTTCGGTAGTGGTTCGAGGCTCCGCTGGGGTTGGCGTCAATGAGATTTCACCGACTACCCAGCGCTTGATTTCGCCGTCGACGCGCTCAACGAGGTGAGGCAATGCGCCGGTCGAGAGACCGAGAGCGCCTTGCTCCGCGAGCTTCATGACGTCGGCTGCGTACTTGTGCCTGCGGTCAAGTTCGATTTGCACGTCGATGCCGGTGTCAGTCGGTGTCCAAACCTTGACCGTGCCGATTTGCGACTTGATGCCGCCAAGTGCGTGGTCGTAGTAGACAGGCATCCCAACGAAGGGACGAGTACCGCCGAAGTCGGTATCTTTGCTGAATCGGTCGCCGGTCAAATCCTCGCCACCGTAGACAACACCGGTGCCCTTAAGGGTGAACGGTGCGACGGCTTTAATAGCGTGTGGTGTTGACTTCATTTGACCCCCAGCAATCGACGTGCGAAGCGCTTTGTTGCTTCTTCGTTCATTGTCGCGGTGTTGTCAAGGGCTTTGTCTTCGTCGTCCATGTGCGCCGATGCGACGGCCTCTTCGACCGGCTCTTCAACCTCTGCGACGGCTTCTTCGGCCATCTCTTCGGCCATCTCTTCGGTCTCTTCTTCGGCTTCTTCTTCGACTGGTGCTTCGGCAATCAGTGCGGACTCGGGAATAATCCAGAGCTTACACAGTGCGTCTTCTTCGATGTCGCCTTCGACGATCTCGCACCGGTTGGCGAGGTAGAACACGCAGTTCTTGCACGCCATGCCTTCGGATGCAAATGGGTTGCCTTCTGCGCCGATGTAATGCGCACCGTTTGCGCCGATGCCTTTGTCGAAAACACCGTACTCTTCGACGATGCTCTCGTATGTGTCGTACATGGCGAGTTGGCGCTCGTTCAAAATGTCGGATTCGTCGATTGCCTTCGTGGCGCTCTTCGGTTTCATGCCGTCATAGCCAACGGTGCGCAGTGCCTTCATTGTTTCCTTGTTGTGATACGCAGCCATACGGAGCGCTTCCATGTCGCTCTCTGAATGTCGACGTGATGCTTTGGTGCTCATGCTGTTCTCCTCTACAATACGACGCGCCCACGCGCGCCCTTCATCGCCGCCCCAACCGTACCAAGCTTGCCACCCTTTGCCTTGCTCGTCCCACGTCGCACCCTCTTTGTCAATCTCGTGACGGTCGAAGTATGCAACCATGCGTCGCACCGTCTCGAAACTGACCGGCTCACGGTTGGCCAGTTGGTTCGCACGCGCCAAGCCGACCGAAGTCATGCCCTGCTGACTCGGTGGCTTCTCTGCACGCACATCGAGCGCACGCTGTGCATTGTCGGCGACCGCCTGCGGTGCGATGTACGTCGCTTTGGTTTCGTCTGATGTTGCAATATTGAGTGCGGTCAGATATGCGAGCGCTTCGTCCATGCTTTGATAGCATTGCAATGCTTCGGGTTCGCCATCTTTGAACACACAATACTGCCCATTTGCAGATACAACATGATACGGCATCAAAGTTTCTCCATTGCTTGCGCGACGAGCGTCGCGAGTGTGCCGTTGCCTTGTACCGTGTCAGAAGCTTCGTTCACCGTTACCCAACGCCCTTTATGAATTTCCGCTTGTTCATTGCCGACCACGTACTTGGCATACGATGCTGCGCTCTTCAGCACCGCCTCATCGCCTTGCAAATCGACAATGTATGAACGGTTGAGCGCCTCGCTCCCCTTGAGCCCAGACCCCGTGCCACGGACATACGGCACCGTAATTGCGCCGCGTTGTATGTTCGCCATTACGAAGCGCCGTTGCTTCTCTGACTTAAACTTCATAGAACCCGGCTGCGGTTTTGGTGGTTTGTTGCTGTTGATTTCGTCGACAACCGACACCGCATAGCCCAGCGTGACGGTGCGTATCATCTCGCCAATTTGCGCCTCGCCGATGCGTCCAAGGATTTCTACGGTGATGCTGTTTGCCATCAGCGCACCAACCGCAGCGACGTGTCACAGCGACAATTGACGTGCGCTGGTGGCCCCGCCGCAACCTCAGCAGGCCACTTGTCTTCAGTCAGTCCATTCAACTCAACACCGTAGATTTTGCCTGTGCAGATTGCGCAAACTAACTCGTCCGCATCGGTATTCCACACCCGCACCATGTTGACGCCGCGTTCCCTGAGATAATCCTTATACGACGTCGTTGCCTGCGATGCTGCGCGCGTCGTCTCAGTGATGGCTATCATTTTGGCCCGCGTCGGGTCGCTCAGTGGCAACACCGCAGCCGTGATGTCCTGTATCGTCATGCCCGGGGTTGTGCGGAACATCTCAATAATCGGCTTGATGCGGTTCGCCGTCGTGTCATCGATGAGCTTGGTTGTCTTCGGTGTGTAATCGAGCAACCAATCTTGGATATACCGCGACTGGTCGCCGGTGTCCATCGGGATGCTAAACTCAGTACCGAGCCGGTCAATGCGCTTGCCCATCGTCGTGCCCAGTTCTGAATCCAAGACCGGTTTGATAACTTCGCGCAACGATGTTTCCGGATCGCGCTCGTTGACGATGTCCTTGGCCCATTGCTCACCCTTTGCTCTCATCTCTTTGATGATGCGGTTATAGATGCGCAGTTCATCCGGTGTCATGTCGTCAACTGGTGCCTTGACTGCGTGGATGACGTCGTGCACGTCTGCTACGGTCATGCCTTTGTAGCAGTGCGCCATCACGGCATCGACGTGGTCAGCGGGTATCAGCGCAGAATCAAACGAGGTGCGTGGGTCTCGTCCGCTCTTAATTCTGCGCTCTATTTTTTTTGACAACAGCGACCATTCATTGGCTACGGCTTTGGATGTGTTCGCCATGTCCGACGGTGCTGCGGTGCCTTCCTCCGTTGGCGCTTCAACTGGCGTAGACTCCGGTGCTGCTAAATCGCCGGGAAGGACAATATCTGCAATGTTGTCATAGCCAAGTATCTGCATCGCGGCCCGAAGCGGTACGCCCGCTTGTGTCAGTTGAAGCAAAGAGCCTGAGCGCTGTGCTTCGTCCGCTTGCATCACGTCGAGTTGCTCCGGCATGAACTGAATCTCATACTTCAACGGCCCGAGTAGTTGCTCGTTCATAACGTCGGCCAACTTCGGCAACCGAGGTATCACGGTCTCACGCCAAAACGATTGACGATCCGAATCCGCCGTTGCATAGTTCGCCGCCGATGCTTCAAGCATGGTCAGCGGTACGCCCATCGTCATGGCGATTTGCTTCAGCGTGCGCTCTGCTAACTCCGGCATCATCAACGTATTGATATCCGGTGTAATCTTCTGTACCTTCAACTCTTGCGCTCGGACAAATATCCATTTGAACGCATTCAACACACCGCTTCCGCGCTGGTTAATCTCTGCGCCCATCCGCTTGAACTCTGAGTCGTCCATTGAATCGGGAAGGTTCATCACCGTCACCGGTTGCGCGCCACCTTCGAAGAACATCGAAGTGAAGCGGTCGAGATTGTAGGACAACTGCGCATTCTGCATAGCGACCTGCGCAGGTGCCAAGCCCGGGCCGACGTCGTCGGTGAATGAGTTCTCACGGAAGTAGACAATCTCTTCGAGCGTCCATGGCCCGTACATCTTGCCGCCAATGACTTGGTTAAACGTGAGCCCCAAGTAGGGATTCTCTAGCGTGCCAAGGTTGGGATTGTATGCGTAGTTCACCGTCGTTGGGTTGAGCGCTTCGAAGCCAACCAACGTGCGACCCTTGACGATGCGCACCCAATACGCTGCGCCGGTCACAAGCAAACTGCGCTCCGTCGCTGCCAAGAGCCGTGAGAAATTCTTCTTCCACGGCCACTCTACTTCGACACCGTTCCGAAGCAAACGATACGGCACGGAGCTGATTGCATCGGCTCGCAGTTCGACCGCACGGTACAACGGTGCGACGTGCGCATAGCCGACGTCAGCCGTCTTGATTGTTCCGTTCCGCAACAATTGACCCAGCCAAGCCGGGTTGTTCATGGTCATGCAAAACTCCATTCTACGCGTGGCTTCGATATCATTGCGACCGCACCGCTGGCCGCGTCAACGTAGTCGTCGTGCGGTGCGCTGGGGAAGGCGACGATCTCATCGAGAAAGTCCCGCACCCATGCGCCGTTCACCACGACCACGGCTCCGGCTTCGGCTCTCGCTGCCCAAGGCATAGCTCGTTGGACTTTGTCGCCCTTGACGTCAATACCTTTGAACGACACGTCGGCAATCTCTGGGATGCGTCGCAACTCTTGCGTTGCTGCGAGTCCGTGCTGTGCTTTCTCGATGCCGTGCGTCGTGTCCGCTTCACGTCGCATCGTGTCCACCATGATGCGTCGTACATCGGGCCACTCCGCTTTCACTTTGATACCGTCGGCAATATAGAACACGCCGTCGTGTAAACACACACGGACGGACGCGGTATAGTCTGCGCTCTGTTTCACGCTCGATGCCAAGTCCCAATAGCGGAACCACTTGGCGCCGTGCGGTCTAACGTCGGTCGTCTTCAGCCAATGGCGCTGGAACATTGCGCCGACCGGGTCGATGAAATCACCGTCGACTTCTTGCCGGTACATCTCGGACGTCATCGACTCCTTGAGCGTCTCGACAAAGGTGTCATCAAGAAAGATGTTGTCCGTCGTCTTGCTTCGGATCGTGGCATAGTCGCGGTGCGTGCCTGCGAAGAGTTGGTATACCCAATCTTTGCCGCGTGGCGTTGTCGACATCCAAGCCCGACCGGGTTGCTCGCGCAACGTCGCAATGCTCAATGGCCAAATGTCGCTGTCCATCATGGCAACCTCATCCAACCAAAGCCACCCGGCATTGGCGCCACGGAGTCGGTCGGGGTTGTCCGCACTCCGGAATATGATGCGACGGTCACCGAGCAAACGAAGCTCCATGTCTGACTTGTTCCAAGACGTCGCAATGCCTGCTTTGGCGACCAAGCGCAGGATGGTCTCCATGGCGCCAAGTTTGAGCATTGGGTATGTCGGTGCCACGATGAGCCCCGTGGTGCCCTTGGGTTGTCTCAGTGCCTCTACTGCGCCTGCTCGTGTCTTACCGCTGCCACGACCACCGACGAACAGACGAAACCGCGCATCACTTGCCCAAAACGCTCTTTGGGGTGACGTCTGTGATTGGTGTCGGATCGTCAGCGGTGAGGTCGATGACGTAGTCGTTGGGGCCTGTAGTGGAGTGTACATTGTAGGATTCTCTGTAGGTCGGGTCTAACTTCTTCAGCAGAAACATGACCATCACCGGTGTCGTTGGCGCCATGCTGTACGCCAAGGATTCGAGGAACTCTTGGCGCACTTCGCGACCGCGTCGGGTCGCTTCTTCTACCTTCGCAGCGAACACCGGGTCGGCGTCGCGTGCTCGGAGTAGGTCACGCCGGTTGATGTTGCACACCTTGCATGCATCCGTCATGAAACCAAGCCGCTCGATGGCTTCCAAGACTTCGGCCTGCTGTAACTTGGTGATGATTGCCGGCTGTGCCTCGCTTTTTACGACGGCCTGCGCACGTGGCTTCTTTGGCGCAGTCACCGCACGGACTCCGACGTCACGAAGCGAAGCAACACATTGACAATGGCGAGTGCGTACGCAATCTGCGGTGCGATCTCGTTGAGCTCAGGCCATGCCATAACCGTGGCGAGTATCATGGCGACCAATGACAACACGTTAATCCACACCGTCTTTGATTTGTACCAGCGCTTCATGTCTTAGCCTCCACTCATGCGAAACCACGAAAGAAACACCAACCATGCGCCGCCACCGACGAGCATGACCGCGTATACCTGTTGTTCAAGCCGTGCAATACGCTTCTCGAACTCTTTGAAGTTGGCGTCGCCGTTCTCGAGTCGTCGCAGTATCATGTCCTGCTTTTCCTCTATACGGGCCAGCTTTGTCTCAACTGACTCGGTCATACTTTCCCCTGCTGATATGCTGCGAATTCGTACCGCACCGCGTCGATGTTTATCGCTGAGCCCGGGCACGACTTCTTTGCCGCTGGGTATTCGCGGTGTCCTTTGAGCGTCGTTGCATCCACTGCGATACCGCGCCAATTCATCAGCGCCAACGTCGTGGAGCGCACGAGCCGGTGCAAATCGTCGGGCCATGGTCGCGTGTCGTACTCGCCGACCACTTCGATACCCCACATCGTGTTGTTGCCGGGCACCGATGAACAATGAATACCGGGCACGTTCAATGGGCACATTTGCCAGATGCCGTCAAGCTCCGGATTGCGTCCGCCGATGACGAGGAACAAATGCGGGCCGCCTCGCCATCCCATGGCTTCGTATCGTTTACTCATGGCGTTCATCGTGATAGCGCCGTTCCATTGGCTTGGCAACGGTCGCCACGTGTGATGCAAGACGACGCCACGCGCCCACGGTGCCGTAGCAATGGGGTCGTGGCGATGCAGATGCGTGTCAAAGTCTTGCACCGTTGCCCAGTGCCGAAGATCGTACGCATAGCTCATGAGCGAGGCCCCTGCCATCGTGAAATCTTGTTCATGAACGAAGTACCGTTCTTGCGGTTGACAATGAAGTACAACTCATTGCCGATGACGGTGATGTTGCCGTGTGCGTCGTTGTAGAACTGGATGAGTTGCCACTCCGCTGCGACTGACCGACGATACCACAGATGAATGCCGAATTGTGGCCACGGCACGCCGTAGTTACTCATCGATGTAGCGAACCACTGACCCGCTTTGTCGACCTGTACAAATGTCTGCGTGGCCGTGTATGTTCCGCCGGGTATGCCAAGTTCCGTGGGGTTTGGAATCGGTGCAATCGTCGTCATGCTTCGTTCTCCTCGTGTGATTCCATTGTCGCCATGTTGTCAAGGGCTATGCATGACCATTTTCGTGGCGTCACGAAATTGATACATCATTGCGTCACCCGTGGCAATATCTTTACTGCTCCATGGCGTACCGAATACCGCGCAATTACATCGTCAGTGCGGAACAAATAAAACATAAACTCGTCACGGCCCGTATTAATTTCGCGACAAACAATCGTCGCTTGGTTAAGCGCTTCCTCGTCGTCTTGCGCCTCAACTGGATATTCGATAGCGGCGAACAGGTCGCCACGGATGCGCGACCAGCTCCACCACTTGCGTAGTCTGTAATTCGGTTTAGCGCTGAATAAATCGAGCTGCATAGTCATGCAGCGTACTCTCCTCGTGCCTTCTCGGGAATATCCACGTCATACGACCGAGACACCAACGCAAAGCGCAGTCGCTCGTTTGCCTTGCGTCGTGCCTTGCGAAATTGCTGTTGGTAGAGCGCATGTTTGCCACGTCGCGATCTGCACTGTTTGCAGAGACAGTTAAGTACTTTCATAACGAGTCTACCTGCAAAACAATCGTTGCCCAATCAATGTACGCTTGATGCTGAGCGCGTGCTTCGTCGTCTGATGTTTCGCTCAAAGTCTCAATATGTGCTGTCGGCGCCGCGTCGTCATTTATTTCTGCCCAGTTCCAAGTACCTTCGTAATCCACCATGGTCTCGTAGTATCGAAGAGGAAAGAATCCTAATTCCAGATATTCTTTACCGTATCCAAGACTGAATTTGCCAACCGTGCTAATCTTTATGGTTCTATCAGCAATTGACACCTCTGTGAAATATCGAAAAGCAAAAGCATCGCCACGCTTCCGTGTTTCTTCCGTTGGCTCAATGCGGGCTATTTTTGCAATTATCAGTTGCTGTTTGTTCATTCCGTCACCCGTGGCAACGTTACGCCGCTCTGCCCTTGGTACTTGCCTTGCTTGTCTGCGTAGGTGATCGCAGGTCGTTCACCGCGAAAGAACATCACCTGCGCGATGCCCTGATTGGCGTGCACGGTGATGTGGTGCGCAGTGGCGTTGTGCAACTCGATGGTCAGCTGACCGCGCCACCCCGGCTCCATCGGTGTGCAGTTCACGATGAGCCCACACCGTGCATACGTTGACTTGCCAACGACAATGCCGAAGACGTCCTCGGGTATGTCGAAGGTCTCAACCGAGCGACACAGCACGAAACCGCCGGGCCCGATTCGCGTGTAGTCTTGGCGCTCGTAATGCTTGACCGCATCGTCAATTAGTAGCGGGTCAACGTGTGAGTACGGAGCGTACCGCACCCACTCGTCAGCAACGCGCATGTCGTACCCGAACGACGTCACCCCGTACGAGATGACGCCGGGCCGTGCGACCCCTTCGGCAAACGGTGCGATCATCCCCGCTTCAGCGAGCCGTGTGATTTCGCGGTCATTGAGAATCATTGAAACGCCTCCCATGCTTTGCCGTAATGCTTCGCGCAAATCGTGTCCACCGCTTCGGCGTACGCTCTGATGTGACTCTGTGATGTGGAGTGTGAGCGCAGGCTCACGAAGTGCTTCAGCGCTTGTTGCGATGCCGTCCAATAGAAGCGCGTGTACACTGCCAACGGCAACACCATGCGCGCCTCTTCGCGAGACACGCCGCGGTCAATCAGTTCGTCATAGCGGTGCATTGCGTGCCGTATGGCGCTCCGCACGTCCTCGGCATCCTCGTCGTACATCGCTTCGCCGCTGCCTTGTTTGCTACTGATGCTTTGCTCGTGGACAATCTCGGGCAGATACGCGTGCACCGCTTCGCTGTACCGCTGGCTTACTTCGTTCCACCCCGTGTCGACGAAGGCATACGCAGAGCCGACCACGTGCTTGTACCATTGCCGTGCGACGAACTCCGGAGAGCTCACCATGATGGTTATCGGTGAATGACGGAAGGGTGACCAGTGGCCGTCTTTCGCCAATCGTCGCACCAACTTTGCATCTTTCTCCGGATCGTGCGCACCGTCTTTGTCGTAACTCACTCGGGCCGCGTCGGTAATCTTCGTCACTGGGTCGACGGTCATCCAATCGACCAACTCCACAAAGCCGTGCTGACCATCCACGTCAATACGCCGCATCTCTTCGCCTTTCCTTGGTTTCATCTGGTCTACCATTGCGTGCGCTCGCAGTTGCTCTTTCATCTCATCGCCTTTCAATATCGAACAAAGCCAACCAAGTAAGCGAACATCAGAAAACACACCAAATACAAAGCCGTCAGCAGCGCAACGACTAAGCAATACCTCATCGCCACACCGCTCGGCCGTCGTCATCGATGCGCATCCACTGCGACCAGCACGGCTTCGACGCCTTCCAATGCTTCCACCCTCGGCCATCGTTCCACAATCGTTGGAACGTATCGTATTGATTCGCTGGGGTGTCGGTGTCGGCGTGCGTCCGCCCCGTGAGCCACTCGTAGGTGGCGTCGTTGAACTGGAACAATCCGCCGTCTTGCGTTGCGCTCCGTGCGTGCCTGCTGTACGTTCCGTAGTTGTGACCGTCGCCACTCTCACACGCCACGATGGCCGCCGCTTCGCGTGTCACCTCGAAGGGCACGACGTTGCAGTCGCTCCCGTTGCATAACAGGTAATAAAAGAGAATTATGGCTCCCATCGTTTACGCTCCAACACCATGCCGACCGTCATTGTGATGATGGCAACGACGAAACCAACTACGCATCCTGCGATGAATTCAAGCATTGTATTTCCTCTGCTAAGCATTGCAACTCGTCGACAATCGCCGCCATGATTTCGTCAATCGTTGCGGTCATCTCCCGACCGCGGCATACCACTTCGTCGTCCTGCTCGTCGGCCCGCTCCCGTACCAACATCCACCGCCCGCTTTCGCCGACGTCCACGCGGTACCAGTGCCGCCCAATCAATCTCGTCCATTGCGTACGCATTGCGTAGAACCTCCATCACATCGAACACATCGTCAGGCGATCGTAGAACGAGTGCGGGGTACTCTGTCCAAGCGTCGAAGAATTCCCGTTGTTTGGCGCTGAGTGCGCCCGTCGCGGTCTTTACCTCTACCAAGAATAGCACGCCGCGATAACCGCAGAGCAAATCAGGGACGCCACCGCCTGCGTTTCCCATGTCCGCAACGATAGCCCCGTGGTAGATCAGCGCCGCCACGATGGCCTTGTGATTCGCGTCGCGGTGCTGTTGGCGATGGTACCAGTTGGTCACGACGTCGCCTCCACTCTGAACACCATCATAATTTGCAACATGTCGCGGTCGCCGCATCGTCGGTGCCACGCTCGCCATGCGGTCACCAAGCGTGCGAAGTCGCCACCCTTGGCCACCGTCGCATCCGCTCTGCGCTGGAACTCTGCAATGGCTTGCTTGCGCTTCGAGTGCACGTTGGGCCCATACGCCGACCCGGCCGCCTCGAGGAAGCCAACGAAGCGCTCCTGCTGTTCAGC